AAAACTGAAGCTATAAATGTCGGATCTATTTTCTGTTGAGGAACGCCAGGTATGGCGACATAGTTTAAAGTTAAGATACCTCCAGACCAGGCCAGCACTGTGATTCTCACCATTGTACTGATGATGGCTGCTTGCTCTTCGGGGTCAGGAAGAATTGCGTCCTTTGCTTTACCAAAGAAACCTTTCTTCTCTTCTTTTACCTCTTTATTTTTTTCAATAGTCATTATAACTTATCAAGGCCATTCTATTTAGGATAGAATCTATTTAGCGTTAGCTGTTTTGAATGGTGACTCAGCAAAAGCAACATAGACTATGGTCGAATTATCTTTATTAGAGAAAATATAATTCTTCCTAATTTTAAATCCATTTGCAAGGAAATCAATTCCAGGTTCATCATTTTCAACACTAGTAGATGATGGTCTCAAATTCAATCCTACTGGATTGACAGAATTTCTAGCACTATCATAGATATGCCAATCTCTACCATCACCCGTGGCTAGCTTGAGTAGAACGAAAGCGGGTTTGAATCCACAATACACAAAAGGTCCGTCATCATCTTGGTTTCCAATATAGCTTCCAATACTACTGTAACCTTCTATTTCTGTCCAGACATACATGATACATTCACCTTGATTAACAAGACCAGATGCATGTGTTAATACTGTATCTGTTGGTTCAATTCCCCATGCTGCATTATTACCAGTAGTTGCTTCAGCACCATCAAGTTTTATCCAAGCAGATGCTCCTAGACTTTGATGATACGTATACCAATCTGTTCCAGTATTGATTGGTTTATAGATCCAGAAACCAGGTTTCTTACCAAGTCCATGACCAACTGTAATATCACCACTTGTTTGTCCCGTAAATTTAACAATACTAAATCCAGCATCTTGATTCACAGAAACTGTAGATGAAACACTTCCATCATTGTTTGTGTACGCTCTACCACCTGCTTTCCAAGCCCAAGCAGCATAAGTCATTCCAGTTTCATTAGCAGTACCTGAATCTATATCATCAATTGTGAATCCATCGCTATCAAAACTTGAAACGTGTGTTTCAGCTGAAGCAGCATTAGCAGAATTTGAAAAGAGAGTTGAAGTATTTCCTCTAACAGAATCAACTATTGCGAACCACTTAGCATCACTTCTACACTTAATCCAAACTAAGTCTGGTTTAAATCCAACATTAAACTTTCTACCAATAGTGCTATCACCATCATAAATAACAGTCTTAAAGTGCTTACCAGGATCAGCAATTGCAGGAGTAGGTAAATTATCCGTACATAATGCTAGGTAACCACTTGGAGGTAGATACTTAAACAGTCCCTTACCATTACTATCTGTATTAGTTCCTGCTGTTTCAGTGCCACAGAATGATGGGTTCTGACCGAAGTTAACTGTTAAACTATCTCCAGAATTTACTAAATTATATATTTTGTATGGTGTTGGTGTTGAACCATACTGATATATTGAATACGGACCTCCAACATTTACGCCATTAATATAAAAAGTTACTTCACCATCATCACCATTAATAGCCATAGCAACAATATCACCCACCTGACTATAATTATCAGAAAGAGTTGCAACTTGACCTTGTGATGAATCACCATAAACATTTCCATCATCTCTAGCTATTAGACGATATGTACTATCGTATTCTGCCAATGAACTTGCCCTTAATCCAAAGTGATTATAAGTTCCACTATTTGTTCTTGCTTCAACATACCATTTACCTGAGGTTATTCCTACTGTTGAGTAACTTTCCTGACTCGCTGAACTTCCAGTACAAGTTAAATTTCCCTGAGTTAATGGCATGGAACTCTGAAGGTTGTTCCAAGTAGGAAAGTTATTCGTAACAGTATCAGGAGTTGTTCTCCAACTATCAATACCTACATCAGCATCTTGCTTTGGTGTATAAGGTTTGGCAACATCAAAACCACCTTTGTATTTTGCTATACCTTTATAGATACGAACGTCTTGTATCTCACCACGGAATGAATATGTGTCTCCAAGATTAGCTGACCTTGGATCAGTACCAATAATAATTGGTCCAGTTGAGTCTTTATGTGCATCATATCCAACAGGTCCATTACTCTGACCTGATGCAACTCCGTTAATGTATACTGTTGTTTTTGTTGCTCCAGCACTAGTATATTGCTCAACAGCACAATGATTCCAATCATTATTCAGAGTCTGAGCACCAGTAGAGAATCCATTACTACCAAAAAGTTGTATTCCATCTTCAGAAGTATTTTTATCAGTGAACGCAAACCTCCAAGCAACATCTGTGCCGTCTTTCAATCCGATGAGAGAATCATGGGGTAGATAGCTACCATCCCAAGTATCATTTTTATACCAAAATTCTATAGTGTGATCCATATCATATAAGTAAGCAAACTCAGCATTTGCTGCTACTTCAACATAATTACCAGCACCAGTAGCAGTCACCAATGCAGAACCATAATGTGAAGGACACTCAGCAACATCAGCAGTACCAAGAACATTTACTGTTTTATTTGTTCCACTACCTCTGATATCAGCAGAGTAATCTCTTATTGTATCTTGTAGATAAATTTCTACATCATCAACTGTCCCATCAAATGAATTACCATAGAATAAAATTGTTTCTGTTGGTGTACTACCTGCTACTATGTTAACAGTATGAGTTCCATTCTCTGTGAAAGTATCTGTATATCCACTATTACCAACTCTAACCTGAAGAGTACCTGCTGCTCGTGTCATTGTGAATTTTACAATATACTTATTACCAGTTGTAATAACAGCAGGAGTTTCAGCACGTTGTAAAAGACCAGTACCAGATGTTCCATCCCAAATGGCTTTACCACCACTAATTGTGGGAGCAGCTACATCTGATGGTGTCCATGCAGCAGCATTATCAAAAGTACCAACAGTAAGTAAATTACTACCAATAGGATGAGAAATAAATGGAATAGCTAGAACAATAGAACCAGTCATTTCATTTTTGGTTGCATAAGTTTCTGTTCCACCAGAAGTAGTACCAGTGGTAGGAGAAACTGCAGCTTCAGTAGCACTAGTAGCTGACTGACAGCAAAGAAGTTTTGTATTTGCTATATTTTCAAGTCTTGTTGTTGGTGGTGTGAATGCTGCTGTATAAAGTGCATTCCCCACAACCAAACGGAAATTGGATACGAATCCCTTAAATTCATAATTACCAGGAGCAGGAAGATAATCTCCAATTGCCCAATTAGTTGTATTACTATGAACTGATCCTGAAACAACTAATGGACCATAAGTTAGTTTACCATTAGTAAACATCTTCCAAGTATTATTACCAGGCTCTCTGACCACTGCAATGTGAGTCCATCTTCCTTTAGGTACAGATCCGTTCTGAGATGTTACTCCGTTTATTACATTATAATTACTTCCATCACCACTAACATAAAGTTGTAAAGCTTCAATATCATCTTTCCAATATACTTGAAAACCAAATCCTTTATTAAATAGAGCTCCATAATTAGAACCAGATGTATCCTGTGGATATATCCAACACTCAGCAGTAAAAGGAGAACCACCTAAATCAAGATCAGCATCATGAGGAAATATAACTGCAGATGATGTACCATCACCACCAAATCTTACAACTCCCTCAAAAGGAAGATCTTCTGATCCTTTTTCTTCTCTTAACTGACTGACAAATGAATCAGAAGTTGTAGGAACACCGTTGCGTGGTTGTGATTCATCCTCTCCTTTCAATTTAATAATAGTATTAGGAGTACAATGGAAGTCAGCACCAGGATTAGAGCTATCATTCAAAGGAAGATAGTAACCATTGGTACCAAATCCACCACCACGATTGATCGTATGCTTGATTGACTTTGGTAATCTAGGACGCCATTGTCCTGATCTATAATCAGTAGCATACTTATGACCAGCAGCGTAATAACCATCACCATCTTTATTAAAACCAAACACATCTGGTGTGAGTGCTTGACCATCTACAAAGAAATGATCCATCACCTGCAACTGGGTATTATTTGCCGCAGTATCAACTCCAAATAATGAATTAACAATACCAGCATTACCCCAATGATCCAATAAATGATTTGCTGGAACTCCTGGATTTTGACCAGCAGTACCTCCAGTTTCAATCATTCTACGACCATTCACATAAATTTTAACTCTCTCTAGTGTCTGATCATTATTGGACATATTGTCCGCAGTGTTTAAAGTTGAGTCATAAACACACATAATATGTTGCCAAGCTGAAGGATCTCTCAACTTATCATAATTAATAAAACTACCACCATTAGAATTTGAATCCCAAAAGAAAGCTCTTAAAGAATCACCACCATCATCGTCGTTAAATCTTAATGCTTCTCCATTACCACCATCATATGCATAGAACATATATGTCGATGTTGCAGAACCATTGAAAATATTTCTCTTTATCCAGAAAGACCAAGTTCCTTTGGTTTTAGAACCAGTGTGCGTGGATCTCCTGCTTAAAATTTCGTCAGCCATTTATCAACCGAATGTAGTGGAACCAGTAGGAATATAATCAGTAAAGATCTCTACCCACTCAGTACCGTTGTATACTTTGTAAGCATTCTCTACAGTATTAAAGTATTGATCTCCCTCAGTATTGTTGCTAGTTGGATCACTAGCTAACGCACCTAGCATCTTAGTATTGTTGACATGTAATGCCATTAGTTTACCTCCTGGAGCATGAACTTATACTTCTTACCGCTTCTCCTATTTATTAGGAAGAGGTCTGTCTCACCCTCTTGAATTGTGTACTGACCCCAAGTTCCATCTACATCATTAGCAGCACCCTCATTAGATAATTGAAGGTCAGCAGAGTATATGTTTGCCCATCTCTTAGCAGATGATCCAAGATCTCTTGTGTTATCAGCATCAGGAATAATATTTTCAGCAACACTAGCAAAGTTTGCACCAAGTTGCCCCCATGCAGGAGTAGAACCAGTAGCACCTTCAAACTGATGAGTTTGACCGTTATATCTCATCATTCCAGCGACAGGATTTGATTCACGTTGAGATGTATCACCATTTGGTAATTTAATCTGACCAGTGCTAGAGAAACTAAACGTTGTTGCACCAGCACCAGTTACTGCACTACCTAAAGTATATCCAGTGGATCCACCAGCAACATTAATTTCTCCTGTATTTGTTCCGTCGTTAGGTCCTATAGCTAATGTGTTTGGATCAGCAATTTTAATTGCATTTAGTGTAAGATACTTTCCAGAAGCAAGATCAAAGTTCTCAGAAGATACCCATGTGTTATATGTGACACCAGCATCTGCTCCCTTCCAAAGAATCGACTTGTCAGTGGTGCCCTTAACAATCATACCACCGTCAACAGCAGTAGTATCAGAAGGACCAATAGCAGTTAATGTAATCTGTCCACTACCAGTGATATTGTTTGATAATGTAGCAGCATTAGCAGTGATAGAAACAATAGTTGTGTTTGGTGGAATTGTAAATCCATTTGTAGAAGTTGTAACTTCCATACCAGGAATCAAACCAGCAGTAGGATTGATTGCAGTGATGTCTGCTGTTCCATCAACAGCAGTAGCTACGAACTGTCTACTTACAACATATGCAAGTTCAATATTCTTATCAGCAACTCGTATGATATTAGACTCAGTAATTGTCTGTTGTCCTAGGACATTTAAGTTACCTTTAACTGTTAGATCAACGTCAACAGTAACATCATTATTGAAAGTAACATCAAAGTTTGCATCACCTCTGACCCATGCCTGACCACCTGAACCAATAACAAGTTGGTTATCTCCACTAATATTAGGTGGACGGAATGTTACATCACCAGAGTTCTCATTATATGCAGGTCCAATAAGAACGTTACCATCACCAAAGACATCAAAACCTGCATAATGTCCAATACAAACGTTATGTTTTCCGTCAATATTTTGCTCTAAAACATTGTTACCAATACCTATGTTTTCACTTCCAGAAGTATTAACCAGCAATACATCTTTACCAATCGCAATGTTGTTATCTCCGATACCAGTTGCTCTCAAACACCTGTGGCCAAAAGCTGTATTAGATGCACCAGAATTTACCGTGAATAATGTTTCAAATCCATATCCAGTATTTTGAGATCCCGAAGTGACACTGTTGAGTGTTCTTACACCCACTGCAGTGTTTGTATTGACAGCACTAGCACCACGTCCAACTCTCATTGGATCAGTACCAGTTCCTCTGATTAGTAAGTCAGCATTTTCAGAGTTGAACTGAGCATTACATGTAAGATTATCAGTTGAAGCACCACCTACTATTAAATCTTCACTTACAGTTACACTCTGATTAAATGTTGTTGTACCACCAGCAGCACCAATTGTGATGATGCTAGCTGCACCTGCCATAGTCAAGTTGGTTACACCAGAATTAAGTAAAGTAAATCCAGAAGATGTTGTTGTAATACCAGTTAGAATTGTTGGGTTTGTTTGGAACACCAACTTATCAAGACCAGTGGTATCTGTAATCAAACCACGTAACTGTGTGGATGTAGTAGATGCAAAGGTAGCAAGAGTATCAGATGTATATGCTACGTTACCACCCTGTCTAAAGTTTACACTAATAGAAGCGTTGGCATTATCAGATGTAAAGAGTAGATCTCTATCAACATCTAAAGTTTTACTTGTAGCAATATCTATAGTTGCAGATGCAGTAGAAGCAATCTCCAGACCATTAATTGATGTAGCTGTAGCTGCACCAAGAACAGGAGCAGTTAGTGTTGGTGATGTAAGAGTTTTGTTTGTTAGAACTTGTGTCTCACCTTCTGTAACAAATCTCTTTTCCGTTGAACCATCCCAAGATCTCCAATATCCTGAAGACTCATTCCACTGAAGTCCAACAAATGATGTAACATTACCAGAAGCATCAGTTGTTCTGTTGAGAGTAATACCACCATTAGAACCAGTAAGATTAACTCCTTTTCTTAATTCAATATCATTATCTTCCACCTGTAAAGTAGAAGTATTCAAAATTGTTTGAGTTCCCTCGACAACTAAATCTCCACCTATAGTAACTGTAGATCCGTTGTCAGTAATTAATGTATCTGTTAATTGATTATTACCAGAGTCCCATTTTACTACAGTGTTACCACTTAAGTTTGAAGCATTCTTTATCTCAAAGTTAGTACCATCAAGTATCAAACCATCAGATGCAGTTAATTGTGCACCAGTATCATCGTTGGCAGATGTAAATATTAATGTAGTTACACCACCAACTGTTTGTGTGGTAACAGCAGTTGCTCCAGCACCTGTAAATCGAAAATCTCCAGAAGAAAGAACATCAGAGTTTGCAGCTAATTTAGTAACAGTATCTGTGTCTACACTAGTTACTGTAATATCATTTCCCGATTGAGATACAGTAACATTTGCTCCACCTGTAATTGTTGTGTCACCAGTCACAAATGTTCCTGCTGCACCACCTTTTAATCTAGTGATAGTATCAACAGAATCATATGTAATAGTAGGATCACCATTACCATCAACACCTTGAGTTACTGTACTTGCACCAGTAGCTAAGAAAGTAAAGTCTGCATCAGCAAATACTTGACCAGTAGTTGCTCTTAGTCTAGTAATAGTGTCAACATAAGTTGAGTTGATCGTAATTGTTTTGGATGCTGCGTCCTGAGAAATTGTAGAAGATCCAGTTGCAGCAATAGTAATATCTCCACTCTGTGCTGTACCACCAGTAGCAGACTGGATTGTAGTTACAGTGTTATCATCTTCTTGATGACCAGAGATTGTAATAGTTTCACCAGTTCTATCGATAAACAAGCTAAGTGCTTTGTTACCAGCAGGAACAGATGAAGGTACTCCAACCGCAAGAGTAACATCATCATCAACACCAGCACCAGCATTACCGCCAGATGTCAATCTAATAATTTTTTGAGCAGCACCAGCACCATCTTGAGCAGAGATAGCGTAAGTAGTATTGTTGTCTGGAGTAGTTACGGATCCACCTAGAGCAATAGCAGCACCGTTAACAGTAATCTGTGAGTTAATTAATGAGTTGTTTGGTATGTTGGTTAATGTGTTAAGAGTACCAACAAGATTACAACCTTCTAGTGTTTTGTTTGTAAGAGTTTGTGTCTGTGTAAGGTATACATCTCCTGGTGTTCCCCAGAGAATCGACGTTCCATCGCTCGTCAGATATTTACCATTGCCAGAATCCCCAGAGATAACAAAGTTGTTACCTGTGAAGTCTAGGTTATCTCCAGAAATCAGTTCTTCAATCTTCTGAGAAACTGGATTAACAATTAACGGAAAGCGGTCGGCCATTTAACTATCAACAAATACTAGTGCTCAGGTTTATTTATGTCTTATCCCCTAAGGTCCAACTGGAGGTTGGAACAAAGTGTTCCTACGTGGAAATGCTAATGAATTCTGTTCTAGTTTTCTTCTTCCCTTAAAATCATCAGCTACTCCAGAGATACCACCACCTGACCAGTCACCTGTGCCCTGCCATCTAGTAAACTTATACTCGATAGTATAGTTTTCTGTAAGTGCTCTACATGAATCATCTGCAAATGTTCCTGGAGGAGGACTGGAATAATCATCTACAATAATAACACCAAGCATACTGGAATGAGTACCACATTGGTAATAATAAGTTCCAGAAGCTGCAGGAGTCCAAGAGATTGTTACTGTTCCTGTAGATCCATTGTTAGGAATAGTAGGATTACTTACATCTGATCCACCAGGAGTATCTCTCACATGAAACGGATGAGTAGCACCAACGTTACTCAAATTAAAATTAATCGTATCACCTAAGTAAATTCTAATATTAATATCATTACCATTAACATTTCCCTCTCTGGTAGTTCCACTAAGTGTATAGAAAGAAGAACTAGGTGCTGTAACTGTCACACCATATGAGAGAGCAATAGATCCACCACCAAGACCTGTATCAAAAGTCATCAAATCTTTCTGAATACCTCTTCCAATAACTCCATAAGCATCTTCTTGAGTAAATCTATTCTTACCAGTAGCAGCACACGCTAGAATACCAGTAACTTGTGGACTTGCCATACTAGTACCACTGATAGGGTAATACCAATCACCAGTTCCTTGAGCATATTTTCCATCAACCAATCCAATACCAGCATAATCACCAACAATTGTAGCAGGGTTTGGCCAACAAGAAAGAATATTTTCTCCAGCAGCAAAGATATCTACACCTTCTCCATAGTTAGTGAAATTAGCTCTTCGTTGATTAGCATACTTACTAATGGCACCAACATTAATAGCATTAGGAGATGATCCTGGAGATGAACCTTTATTAAAATAAATTGGATTACCACCACTTACTCCATTAATTCTTACATAGTTATTCCAATCTGGAGAAGTATCTTTAACAATATTGAAATTATTATTTCCTGCAGCTGCAACAATGACAACACCATCAGCAATTGCATCTTCAATATCTGCATTAATTGCAGTGTAATGGTAAGGGAACCTAAGTTTATATTGTCCTATACCAAAGTCCACTTCAATACCATATATGTTCCAACCAGATGGTCCTGGATTATTTGCATCGTAAATTACACCACCATAATTAATTTCAATAATGTCAGAGATATCAAAACCATTAGGGAAGGTCTCACTATTAGCTGTAATACCATACCCCCAACTATGATTAGTAATAGTAGGTCTTCTAATTCCTAAATTGTCATCAATTGTTTTATTGCTATGGAATGCTCTTAGATAATCAAAGACCAATAGTCCTGGTAAAGATTGACCAGAAGGCATTGTTCCAAGAACTTGTAAACCATATATGTTTGCTGCTGACGCCCATCCATAAGTACCACCAGCTACAGTTCCTGCAACGTGAGTACCATGCATCTCAATATTTGTTCCATTAGTATAGTAAGTTACGTTACCAGTAGGTAGTACCTGTCCATCATCATCTATAGATGACACTGCACTATTGAGATTATTAAACCATTGGTACTCTACAAATCTATTAGTAGTTCCTGCTCCCTGTACTGGTTGTCTGTTAAGTCTATCTAACCACTCACCACAATCACTAGATACAGGATCATCACAAATGACTACATCAACTTCTGCACCATCGTTGTGCCAAATAATATCATCAGGAATTTTTTCTACTACACCACTACCAAAATTATTCTTATCTCTAGTAGGGATTCCAGCACCATACACACCACAGTGATGGAATAATCCCCAGTTATCATCAAAAGGATTAACAGGTGGTGAAATACTATCATCTTTCCAATATTCACCTGTATATAAAATGGTAGAGTGATTTAAGCTAGTGGGATATGTATTACGAATCAACTCTACTCCAGCATCATCTGGATTTAATTCTACATCCCAGACTCTAGGATCTTGTTTTAATTCTTCTGCTTGTTCGGAAGTCATCCAATAGTGAGTTGCTCTACTCAATGGACGTTTTAGGTTTACACGGAAACCATTCTCCTTCATCTCTGAATAGAAACCTTCTAAGTCTTCTCTCTTATAAAGAGTGACGATGTAGATTTTTTCCGACATATCAAGCCTCTAATGTGATATATGTAAGCGTTACTGTAATATTATTAGTAGAACCACTTCTATTCTCAATCTTGGCATAGGTAGTATTCTGTCCAGCACCACCAGAATTAAAACAAATAATTCCTGGTGTAATCTTTTGAGTTGCTGCACCAGTTGTGATTACTTCTGCAAGAACACCTGATCCTGGTAAAGGATCATTAGTAATAGCTCTAGTAGCATCAAGTGTTCTACTTGCTGTATCACTATAAAGTGTCACCCATGCAGCATGTGATGTTTCAATAGCTAATAATGCATAACCAGAAGGTGCCGTAATAGAGACATCAGCAGATGCTCCTCCTGCAATAGATTGTGTTACTCCTGTTGTAGCTCTTGATTGTAATCCACCTGCGGTCCAAGTTACACCACCTGCACCATCACTGGTCAAGACCTGACCACTAGTCCCGTTGCTCGTTGGGTATGTAAGACCACCAGCAGTTAAAGAATTACCAACAATAGATCCAACAACATTCAATCCAGTTGAATTAAGAGTAGCTTTTAGAGTTGCACCAGAATAATAATCAAGTTGATCTGCTATTACATCAAAATTGCTATTGTTTCCATTGTATACAACTTTTGTACCAGCAACATTATATCCAAGTGTTGCATATTGTGATGTTCCAACTGAGAACTGTCCAGCATCAGAACATATTAAATTACCTGCTGTTATATTATTTGATGTTGTCGCACCTCTTCCCGTTACTGTATCAAGAGTATCTGCTTCTGCTGTTAGATAACTAGAAAGATTAGGAGGAGTATATGAAAATACACCATTACTATTATTGTATGAAAGAGCAGCAGTTCCAGCAGCGTTAGTGGTGACACTGAACAAACTTCTATCAGTTGCACTAGCACCTGCACCTGCTGCTTCCCAAGACGATCCGTTCCATGAGTATACAATACCCGCTACTGTATACGTATATGAACCGTCAGTTGCCTGCCCTGCTGTTGAGGGAAAATTAATTGCCATTTCTTATGATGCTCCTTCCGTAGTATTTAGATTTACCATGTGGTTAATGCTGCTCTCTTCCAAGTATTAAGAGAAATACAGATATAAACATAGCTAGAATCATATCTGATATCACCAGGAGTTCCATTATCTGTAGCAGAAGATGGGGCAGATGAAGATGCAATTCTATCTTGAGTTAGTGGTGGATTACAATCAACCCATTGTGATGTATCAACGTCTTGATAGTAAATCTTAAGACGACCACTGTCACTCTCCCACCAAAGATCACCAGCAGATGCTGCTGGAGCTGTGTCGGATATGGTTACACTTGCACCGCCGCCACCACCTGATTGTGCTTGCCATGTCACGTTACCAGTTCCATCACTGGTCAACACGTGTCCATTTGTCCCGTTCACTGTTGGATAGGTCAAACCACCAACAACCATAGATCCAGCAGTTAAACTACCAGATGTTGATAATGATGCACCAGTGATTGCACCAGTAGCACCATCGATCTGTGCTCTCCATACGTTACCAACAATTTTACCAATATTAAGTCCAACACCATCAGCAGTATTGATTCCAACACCAGGAGTAGCATCTAAACTGATAGCATAGTTTCCATTATTTTGTACATCTAACCTACCAGGTAATGATGGAGCTCCAGTTAGGGTAAAGTTTTTATTTGTAGTAGCTCCTCTTCCAACTACACTATCTAATGTATCTGTTTCTGTATAAGAAGTGAGGTAGTTAGGTGTAAAGTTAGTCCAGTTACTACCATTATATCGTAATACTTGACCATTTTGAGCACCAGTAATAGAAACATCAGTGTGATTAGAAACTGCACCATATCCAACTAGGTAACCTTGTCCTGCATGGTTGCCCCATGAATATGCATTGTTCCAGTTATTAATTTGTGTTGTAGTAACACTTGCAGCTGCGGATGCAGAGAATACTGGATCAGATTCTGAAGTTAAGAAACCTGATAAATCTGGTGGTGTGTAAGTAAATGCACCAGTACCATTATTATATGAAAGAGATCCAGTACCAGATGCAGTTGCAGTTGAAGCAGAAAGATCTGTTAGTGCTAGACCACCACCTCCACCTCCACCAGTGAGATCATTAGCTGGTTTCCAAGAACTAGAAGACTGTTCCCACTTAAGAACCTGACCATCAGTAGGTGCAACAGTAAGATCTACACCATCAAGATCTCCTATAGTAGTGCTAACATCTAATAGCTCTATCCAATTTCCTGCGTGTGAAAAATATCCTTTACCTGTATTATGTACATGTGCAAACATACCATGGTAAGTAGATGCACCAGGAAGATCTCCTATATTATCATAGTTATTAGCATATAATATTTTACCAGTAGTAGTAATGTTTTGAGTAGTTGTTGCACCTAGTGTAAGAACATCATCAAGTGTCTGTGTCTCTGTATAAGATGTTAAATATCCTCCATTAGCATGGTTACCCCAACCATATGCTGTATCCCAATTGCTTATCTTAGCTGTAGTAACTCCAGCAGCATCACCAAGTGATGTTAAATATCCTGCTTGTGCGTGATCTCCCCAACCATATGCAGTATTATAATTAGAAAGATCTGGTGGAGTGAAAGTAAATTGTCCGTTTCCTGCATTATATGTTAGTGCGGCAGTACCTGCAGTTTCTGTTGTAACACTAGGTAAAGGAGGGACAGTAGGTTTGTTATTAATAACTGCAACACCGCTACTAGCATTCCAATCAGAATTTATTTGTGCTGCAGGGATAGTAGGTTTATTCGTCAGACTACCATAATCTCCATCAAAAGGAGTAATCCAAGCAACAGAAGATCCAGTTGTAGTAAGGACTTGACCAGAAGTTCCTGCACTGCCTGCTGCTTGAATGGGTTTACCAGCAGGAATATTAAGACCTTCCTTGAGATCTATCGGTGCATTATCACCGTAATTAGCAATTTCATTTGCAAGAATTTTTGACATACTTCCAGTCCTGAAGACAGTTACACTAAGCTAGAAGTATTTATCTAATTATCTAAAAGGAGGACCGCCATACCATCCAACTAATGCTTTTCTAGTACCAGAGTTAATCCGTTTAACTCTATGCATACAATCTGAAGGAAATATGATGGCATCTCCACAATCCAATTTAAAACTAAACATTTTTCTACCAACATATAATTCAAACTCTCCACCTTCATACTCTTCTTTGGGAGAGAGACACATGCTGATACTTAATTTTCTTATATGATCGGGTGGTTCCTTATAAGCAGAAGCAGTAATATCAGTGTGCCAATGGTAATGTGATTCATTTGTATTGTACACACATAGGTGAATATAATCCGCCCAGTTATGAAGATCAAAATGAAACAATTGAGTATTGGCACAATTGACAAAATGAGCAAGCATACCTGAGACCCAATGATCCGAAGGGATCCCTTGGGTCAGGCAGTTCCTAATAGTTTTATTACTTTCTCCTAACTCTTTACCAGATTCGGTAATCCTAGCTTCTTCTAGTTTTAGTTTAGATAATTGATTGACAATAACTTCACTAACAGAACTATCGATTGCTGTTGGTAAGTAATAATAATTATGAACTTTGCTCATTGATATTAATCCTTTTTGGAATCTTTATAATCTCCAAAAGAGATAACATCTGGTGATCCATAAGTTTGAATATTGATGTTATCAAAATTGAATGAACCATCCATAAGGTCTAAATCTTTTCCAATCTTAGTAGTTGGATAAGTTCCTCCACTAATATCAGGATCTGTAAGATTAAATGAAATATTATCATTCAAATTATCAAACCACTGACTAGTTTGATCTGAAAAACGAATAGTGTTAGAGACTTTCTTTCTCAAATCACGAACTGAATTATAGTTTTCAAAAAGTTCGTTTAGGTATGCATCTTCACCCTCTGCAAGAGCGTTCATCAATGCCTGACGGATAGCTTCTTCTGCTTTTTCCAAATGTGATCTAACGCTCATAGTAACCTCTATGTAAATTTATAAAATGAAAGTAGTAATTGCTGCGTATCCAATTAGTATAGCACACAGTCGAGAAAGAACAACATAATATTTTTTAATGGGTGTCCCAAAATACTGCTGTCCAATCATAAGACACTTGTGTGCTGGTGAGATCAAGTATCCAGAATACTCAGTGCAGAGAAACCACACGAGATACTGAGGACCAAAGATCAAAACTAATGCAGATGTCATACCAGCATACTTACCAGATGAACCCATAATATAAGCAGCAACCATAGCTACCAAAGAAGCAGGAAGAAGCATCTCAGGTGTTGCTGCACTAAGATATGCCATGACTGGTCCTTTGATCAGTCCGACTATACCACCAAGAGCAAGAACAATGGTTGCAATGATGGCAAACTTACCATCAAGGTATTTACCCCAGTTCCAATCCTTACAAAGGATACTGTAATAACATGCCATACCAAAGAACCAAGGAAAGAAGAATGGTGCTCCTGCTTTACCTACTGTTAATAGGAACCATAGTGTTGCAATGAAAGGTGCCCATCCTCTTAATGCTCGTTGCCAATCAAAGTCTCTGATATTACTCATGTCAGGGACAACACTTCTGGGGTCTACCTTAGAAAAAATATACCACCAAGTATATGCTAAACATATACAAAGTGGAATAAATGTATAACCTAACATCTGCCCATAGGTTATACCCAATGCTGCCATAGGAAGAGCAATTGTCTTCTCTAATGGTGACCACCAATAGTAATGGTGTGTCGATAGGTAATCAATAATACCAAACTCACTTCTCTTTCGCTTATCTGGAGGTGCAATAGCATCTAGTAGTGGTGCTGATAATGCAACTCTACCTGGTATTGGTAGCACTCCACCAAAGATAGAAGTAATGATAATCATCACTCGATTATCTTTTACATATCTTTTAGCTAAAGAATAAACATCATCCAATACATGATATTGTCTGATAAATCCACCTAAAATCATGATCCCAAAGATGTAACCCATATAGAGTTCCTTCTGTAGGATCGAAAATATAATATCAATCATTTATATATCACATGGGTTCTGAAACTTAGTTATATCGGTGGCAATATACTTAGTGCCATCTTCTTTCTTAATAAGAAAGTCTTCACCGTGCTCAATCTGAGTGGTATACTTGTCTTTATTCTCGTTAAATTCTCTCTCAGTTAGTTCAATCATAATTGACAGCAAATCTTTTCACGTTGCATATGTTGAATTGACTCTTGACATCCACCAAGGTGAATATCATCAAGAGTCACTTGTGGGAAGGTTGATCCCTCACCAAATTTAGCATAGAATTCTTCTCTTGTAAAGTCATGATCTAGTTCATATGATACATGTGGGAGTTCTTCTAACTCCATCACTTTTTTCATCTTTATACAATATGGACAACCAGATTTTGAATAGATTACAATCATTCTTTTAGATGTTTAAAGTCTTCTTCAAAGATTGCCAGACCTGCATCTGTCAAAACATGATTATACATCTTGTCGAATATTTTAGTAGGTAGCGTAGCTACACTCGCTCCATAAGAAAAGCATCTAGAAACGTGATGAACATCACGCAAAGATGCTGCTAGAATTTTAGTTTCACATCCCTGAACATTATATAATCCAGAGATAGCACGTACAAGTTCAACACCACTGAACGAATTGTCATTAAGACGACCCACAAATGGTGAGATATATGTAGCACCTGCTAGTGCTGCCATTGCTGCCTGTGCTACAGAGAAGCAAAGGGTAACGTTAGTTTGAATGCCCTCGTCAGATAATTCCTTACAAGCAATAAGACCTTCTCTAGTAAGAGGAAGTTTGATTGTAACTTCTTCACCAATCTGAATATACTGTTGAGCATTCTCAACCATTTCATCGGCAGTATCTCCATTAACTTCTGCAGAGATACTCACAAAAGAAAACTCTTTTGAAAGGGTAGTAATAAAATCAAGATAAGAAACTCCTGACTTACGAACAAGTGTAGGATTAGTAGTGATACCAGCAATTAAACCAGTTTCATAACGATCTTTAATCTCTCCGTAATCAGCTGTATCTAGAAAAATTTGCATAACAATTAATAAGGTTTATTATATAGGAAGAGCTTCTTTATAAAGGAATTTTTCCTGTAGATTATAGAATAATTTATAGTTTTTTGTCAACACGTAATAACCCTTTATGTCATTACCATCACAATGATAACCATACCCTTTGAGAGGTTCATTAACTCCATCAATTCTGAAGCATTTACTACCATTTTCTAGGTAGTTGTGAAATTTCTCGTCTAGGTTGATCATCTTTCCTCGTAGTACAGTTTGCGGACTTTCCGTTGGCGGCGAGCCTCTTGGTATTTTAGGTCATTTTCTGTCAGGATTCCATGATTTTTAACAATATCTTTAGATTTTGTTAAGACTACTTGATCCAAATCAACAGCAGCTACATGATCATCCACAATCCTCATCTGATTGGAACAACCACAGAACTGAACCTTACTACTACTTATCAATTCTTTGGAACAAATTTTGCATCTTGCAATTAACATTGTTATTCATTTAACCTCCTGGGAATTCTGGTGGAGCAGCTGCACTAAAACATAAGTTTAAGTTTATAACTGTTCTATAGTGTGTATCTGTTTGTGAGACACCTCTGTGTCTAAGGGTGTTAGGAAATATTACTGCACGATTTGCAACTGACTCTACCTTCTCACCAGTTTCAAACTCTGTATACCCATTATTTGTATTCACGTAGTAAATTATATTAGTAAGATGTGGTTCTGGTATCTCCTGAATTCCATATCTCAAAGATTGATCAACATGAAAATCAGATTTTATAGGATTTTCACATGGCAACTGTAAATTTGCTTTGATTCTAGATATAGCTATGATTCTTTGTTCATTTACAATAGGTAAAACGTATTTAAAAAATGGAGAGAAGTGTGCAATTCTATAATCAGCAAACCAATGATTCAATTGGGTGTTTAATGGATTACTAGATTTACCATCTATGTCCATGTCACCAGTTTTCTGTGCAACTGTCCAAGGGAATTCCCTTTGTAGCATTACTGTTTGCAATTCTTCATGATCTCTAGGATTGATGAATTTATCAACAATTTTTATTTCACTCATGATTCAAAATAATCTTTTCTATAATAACGTCCAAGTATGTTTGAATTGTAGTAGGCAGGTGTTCCGTCCTCTAAAGATTCAGTTAGAACTCCTCTTGCGAAGAGCTGTCTAGTTTCTTCATAATTGACTCTACCTGGGGTGGAATGCGTTGAGAGGATTTCTCTTTTGAAATTCTCTCTGCCCATTTCTCTAATGTCTCGTTTAAGATCTTCAGAGCTTCCGTAGTATCGTCTCCAGTCTGACTCGCTTGTGACCCTGCGCTTGCCACCTTTAGGTTTTCGTTTCTGATAGAAATATTTTCTGCCGATGTACTGTTGACCTGTCTTGATATTAGTAATCCTGTAGACAAAACCGAACTGGTCGCCAATATCATCAGAAGTGAAAGGTTTACCCTCATATATCCAGGGGTTTTCGTAAACTCGTTCCTTAACCACTTGATCATAATATTACTCTTCATTATTTAGTTCATCTTCTGAGGGGAACCCCATTGTTTTATATTCCAGCTGAGTCTTAAGAAAGAGAACCTCTTGTTTAAGTTCCTCATTCTCTTTCTCTAGATACTCGCAATGTTCTTGGTAGATTATTACGCTCATGGTCCTATTTATGGTTCATCAAACAATACTTGGTTTATATATTGGTCTGCCCAACGCACACCAAAATAAGCTTCTAAAATTTTTCTAGTTTTATCATTCTTTCTCTGATTAGTACAGTAGTTAGACTGTGCCATCCATCTCTGTTCTGCTCCACGACTATTCATAGTAGCTTTCCAGACAGCACCAACATATACATCTAGATATTCGTTAACTACATTACAAAATACATCAATATCTTCTTCATCATCTAATCTTGCGAACTTACAGTACGGTGAAAAAATAGTACCCCATGCAGGGATCTCTCTATTATGTTTAAAACTATAGTATCTACTAATATCAGAGATATCTTCATAGATTGAATGTTCTATACCATCTACAGGAGAGATATCTGTAATAGCAGCAGTGACCTTGCTCTTATTAGCTACAATATCAGCACCAAAAATAGGTAAATTAAACTCAGGATCTGGATACCAAATACAATGCAAGATATCTAATGGTCCTAGACTAGCAATTTCCATATGGACCTTGCGTAATCCAGTACACACGTGCATATCATTCTCAATGGTTAGTTTACCATCTTCTGTTTCTTTGTAGACTTCTCTAAACTTATCATCAACATCCATTTCCTCTATGTTAGGTAGAGTTTCTTGATGTTTGCGAATAATATTAGCTAGGTCATTAACTATGTGTCGCATAACTGAAAAAGAATTCTTTAATTAAAGTTTGAGCCTCTTCTTTGCCAAATCTATTAGACAAATACCCTGAAATAGGGTCAAGTCTTATCATATACTTGTCGAAATCAATGTACTCTGAAGTATCTGTACCAGTTGGTTGATTTTCATCCAACATATTTTTATAAAACCTCAGATATTTTTCAAATAGTGGTAAATATTCATCCACTTCATCTGGTTTACAATATCTAACAACAATGTTGTCAGAGAAATGATTACCTGCTTCAAAAAATCTATATGTACCCTCAGATTTAGGTAGATCTGGTGTATAAAATAGGTATTTTTCTACAGGATGTTGAAAATCAAACACAATAACAACTCTCTTGTCACTCATTCCCATGAGATCCATACCAAAACAGGGTAAATTAGATCCTGTCTTAGGATATATTATATTGTTATGAATACTACAAGATTTATCATCCCATATTTCAATTTGTCTAGACTTGATAATATGATCACCCTTATACAAATCAGCAGTCAGGTTTACACCCTTATCACTAGTCCATTCAGCATGTCTCTCAACAAATTCTATATCAGGAAAGACATCTGAGACAACGGTTTTATAATTTTTCCAAAGATTCATCACTCATTCCCATGGGTCTGATATTTCTTGATTGATTCTTCCCACTCCTTCATGCTGCTCTGACAGTTTGGTGGTTCTGGGTCTGGGGGTATTCCCTTCATCCTTTTCCACTGACCGTACATTGCTTGGAGTAACCAACTTTGGGACAGAGATTTCGGTCCCTCTTTCAACAATTGGATTTGAAATTTGGATAGACCAGCCTTCGTTTCCAAATACTCCTGTCTCCACGATGTGTGGGGTGATTTGTCTGTCATCTGCCTCCCATAATTCATGTAACTTTTTAGTCTCTAAATCAACCCCCGCCATGGTCTGTAAGACTTTACCATCCCAGTACCATTTTTCTATGTATGAAAAAAGATATTTAAGAATAGTATTGTAAGGTGGTTTCTGTTTACTGATCCACCTTTTTATTTTTTGTAGGGTTGTTTCTTTTTCCTTGTCAAAGACAATTTCAAAATTATAACTGAAACCCTGCGAAGGTGTCTTTTTTGACATCTTGTTTTATGCTCCCGATTAGATAAGATTCAACCTCTGTCTCCTGTGGAGCTACTTGCATACCCTTAGAGGATAACCAATGTGCAGTCCATGGAAGAGGATTATTGCTAATAGGAGTATCGAATATCGCCTTCAATCCAATCGCTTTTAATCTACGATTAGCAGTCCATTCAACATACTTCTGTAGTAATTTATCATTAAGACCAATGATAGATCCATCTTTGAACAGATACTCTGCCCATAGCTTCTCTTCTTCTACAGATTCACGAAACATATCATAGACATGTTCTTCTTCTTCCTCAGCAATTTTCTTCATTTCTGGATCATCATCTTTCATCCAGTTATTAAGAATATTCTGAGAGACAGTCATGTGTTGCGATTCATCCCTCGCAATAAGACCAATGATTTTAGCCGATCCTTCAAGGAGTTTAAGTTCACCAAAAGCGAAGGAACAAGCGAAGGATACGTAGAATCTGATTCCTTCGAGGATGTAGACATTTGCAACTGCTCTATAAAGTTTACGTTTAAGGTCATTTAATGTCCATTCAGAATTAATATGATCTCTCCAACCATCTTTCCAGAGATTGCTTTGATCATACTCATGTGCTGCGTTAATAAACTCATCATATGCTTTAGTAACTGATTGAGCACGTGCAAGGATCTTCTCGTCGTCTAGAATATGATCAAAAACATCAGAGGGATCTGAATATACATTTTTAATAATATGGGTGTATGAGCGACTATGGATCATCTCCATGGTCTGCCATATATTCATACATCCTTCAAGTTCTGGTAAGCTACAATATGGCATGAATGCCATACCAGGACCACGACCCTGTACAGAGTCTAATAATATCTGATACTTTAGATTACTAGTAAATATATGCTTCTGTGCAGCATTTAATGTCTGGTAATCTGCTCTATCTTTCTGCAAAGAAACTTCTTCTGGTCTCCAGAAGAAGCCTAATTGATTTTGTGTCAACTTATCAAAGATAGGATATCTAAACTTATCATATCGTTGGACACCTAATGGAGGACCAAAAAACATTTGTCCTTTAGTAGTATCCACTTCATCGGTATTAAATACCGTCATATGTTCTACGCTAGTCATAGGTTTTTTGGTTCTAAATTTTGCAACTGTCACAATCTTCTTCCTCTGTTTCTAGAATGTCTGTAAGCAAATCTGCTATACTCTGTTTCTTTTCATCAGTAAGTTCAGGTTCTTCTCCTTTCTGATCATATGTATTTTGATAGTAAGAGGTCTTCCATCCATACTTATATGTTTTAAGAAGGTCTCCTGCCATGATAGAAACAGGAACTTCATTATTGTCATAATTCTCTGGATTATATGACCAGTTGCCAGAAATTGCTTGATCAAAGAATTTCTGCATGGCAGCTACAATTTTAATGTAACCATCATTGTCCTTCATATCCCATAACAATGTGTAATTATTTTTTAGAGATCCATAAGACGGAACAATCTGCTTAAGAGGTCCTTTCTTTGATTTTTTAGTGGACAAGAATCCTCTAGGTGGTTCAATTCCATTTGTTGCATTTGACACAACGGAACTGCTCTCTGAAGGCATTTGTGCGGACAATGTTGAGTGCCTAAGACCGTGTTCCAAGATAGACTTTCTAAGATGTTCCCAATCATGTTTTAATTCACTCCCACAGAACTCATCGATGTCACGTTTATAAGTGTCGATTGGGAGGATACCTTCTGCATACTTGGTGCGATTGAAATATTCGCACTTCCCTTTTTCTTTTGCAATTTCGTTACTGGACTTGAGTAGATAATACTGGAAAGATTCAGATAAATCGTGGACTGCTTTCCATGCTGCTGGATCGTCATATTTGTATCCCTGTTTAGCTAGGTAGTGTGCTAGTCCGATATAACCAATACCAAGAGAACGACGTGCAAGTGTACTACGTTCTGCTGCTTTAACAGGATAGTTCTGATAATCAATAAGTTCCTCTAGACCACGGACTGCTAGGTCGCAAAGGTTTTCAATTTCATCTATCTTATTGATCTTACCAATATTGATAGCGGATAAGATGCACAATGCAATCTCACCCTCGCCATCAATATGTTGTAATGGTGTTGTTGGTAAAGTAATCTCTTGACAGAGGTTACTCATATTTACCTTATCTAAGAATGAACTATGACTATTACAATGGTCAATGTTCATAATATATAAACGACCAGTCTCTGCTCTCTCCTTAAGGAGGTCAAGAATTAATTCTTGGGCAGCAATAGTCTTTCTAGGGATGGTCTCATCGGACTCGTATTGTCTGTAGAGTTCGTCAAAAGACTCAGTTCCGAAAGCATCATAAAGACCAGGAACATTATGAGGAGAGAATAAACTAATCTCTCCGTTCTCGATAAAGCGTTCATAAAATAGTTTTGAAATCTGTATACTATAGTCTAACTTTCGGACTCTGTTGTCGTCGGTTCCTTTGTTGTTTTTGAGGACGAGGATGTCTTCGATTTCTTGATGCCAGATAGGAAAGTGGACAGTAGCTGATCCTCCTCTAATACCGTTTTGCGTACAGCAACGAACAGTTGATTCAAATTTTTTGAGGAAGGGGACCACACCTGTGTGTTGAACTTCTCCCCCACGGATTTTAGAATTGATTCCCCTGATTCTGCCTGCGTTAATACCGATACCAGCCCTCTGTGCGACATATTTGCCAATAGCCATATCAGAGCTAAAGATACTATCGAGGGTGTCATCACTATCAACCAGAACACAAGATGCAAATTGACGAATGGGTGTTCTGACACCCCCCATGATCGGGGTTGGGATGTTGATTCTGTGCTTTGAGATTGCGTCATAGTATTTTTTAATGTATTCTAAACGATTGTCTGTATAATTTTGAAATAGTGTTACAGCAATCATCATGTACATGTACTGAGGTGATTCATAAACCACACCAGAACTACGATCTTGAACAAGATACTTATCAACTACTTGGCGAAGACCAGCATATGTAAATAGCTCATCACGTCCATGATCGATCCATGAATTGATTTTGCTCCACTCTTCTTCTGTATATTTACCAAGAATGTCCTGATCATATACGTTTTTGTTAGTGCAGTGTAACGCATGGTCATATACGCTAGGAAGACCACGAACCCACTCGGATCCAAATACCTGTTTGTATACTCCGTATAGAAGAAGACGAGCAGCAACAAACTGATAATTAGGTGCATCTAAACTAATAAGATCACTAGCAGATCTCACTAGAATTTCTTGGATATCCTTAGTCTCAATTCCATCATAGAATTGAAGACCAGAATTCATTTCTACCTGAGAGGCACTCACACCGCTTCCCAGACCTTCGCAAGCTTCCTCTACTACCTTATGAATCTTATCAAGATTAAGAGTGGTCTCAGTTCCATCTCGCTTGAGAACTTTGATATTTCCATGCCCGTTTGTCATACTTTTTTCCAATCGTTAAATTTAAGGGTTGCGGTTAGTCCCTGATAGGTGTTTGATTCTACCAGAGTTTGAACATCATGTCCAGCTAAATGCATGTCATTGATGTCCTTTTGTTGAATATTTTTTGGCCAAATCACTACCTTATCTCCTCTGTCGATTGACTTGGAGACTCGGTTGACGATCTCTCTGTTACGTGGCTCGTTATCATATATCCAAATATAATTGCTCCAGCCAAACGTCCGAATATCAACATCAGACCCAGCCATCGCAACGGAATTCTGAATGAAGGTACTGTCAAACGGTCCTTCAACAATGTAAATCGGTTTTTCATAATCTATTCTGTCCTGTCCAAAGATCTTAGGTTTATCTTCGTCCAGCATGATCGTAATGTATCTTATTTTTGCCTTAGGAGCTAGCGATCTGCCTTGGTAACCAAAGAGTTTTCCGTCTTTATCTTTGAATGGTATTATAATACGAGGACTATCTTGTCTCAGAGTATCAAATGTCTTCTTTTGTTTGTTTGTCCATTCCTTAAATTTGGGACAATAATAGAAGTAATCTAGATCTTTGATACCACGCTGCTCAAGATAAACTCGTGCTGGATGTTCAATATTTAGCTCTGAAATCCTCTCAAGATCAACTCCTTTTGAAACAAATTTTGGTACTGAAAAATTAAGTTTTGGGTTAGGAGTTGCAGTACCCTTACCAGTGCTGCCTTCTTTAAATTTCTCCATGACATACTGATCATGAAGATGTAAATCTTGATCTTTTATAAAGTTAGCAAGAGACCTACCAACACCACAATTGTGACATTTGTAGGTGAAATTGTTTTTAATCTTAAACAAATATCCTCTCGCCTTGTTCTTCCTCTTTTTCGAGTCTCCACAGTAAGGACACCTAAAATTAAAAAGGTCTGCCTTCTTCTTAGTGAAGAGAGTCAGACGAGGAGATATTAAATTTATGTACTTAACATCAAGATAGCTCAATCGAAGGCGTTTCTACTGCTGATATAGTAGCAGGAGATTGCTGAGGTGTCAAGTTTCTCAGAAGTGCCTGTCCTGGTGTGGATACAAGGAAGGATATGATGGACAGAGCACCAAAGATAGTCCACATCTTCTTCTCCATGACCCTAAGGCGGTCATCTACAAGGCGAATATCTCTCTCACATCCCTTCTTAATTTCTTCAGACCTTCTGTTAACTTCCCTATGAACCGATTCAATTTTCTCGAATAATACTGCATCTATCCTATCCTGTTTATCAAGTTTTTCATTGTGTACAGCAAGAAGTTGACCCATCTTCACAGAATTATCCTGAAGAGAGTCAACTACTTTTTCTAATCTTTCTAGTATTGCACCATTAATTTCAGACATTACCCTGAGTTTCTTACGGCAAAATCAAGTGCAGATTGGTATGTAGAAGCATCTTTGTTCAGCATATACTGGAACTGTTGCTTATGTGTATCATCTAATTGTGCATAACATGCAGCAATTCTCTTAGCAGAGAAGTTATCTAAATTCTGTACAGAATTGTCAGCAAACTGGATCTTAGCAAATGATCCTTCACCTTGTGGATTCAATTCTGATGTAGCTACATCTAATGCAACTTGGATTACATCTTGTTTTTCATTCATAATTTCAGTAGTCACTTCAGTTTCCTCTTTTTTGAGTTTTTTTGTTTGTGCAGATGCTTTCTTTTTAAAATCAGAAAGACGTGCCTTCATGAGCGTATCCATCTCTTTGGTTTTACGCATCATTTTCTCTTTGGCTTCTCCACGTTTTTTCTGGAGATCCTTTTGACGACCCAGTTTCTTACCTTGCTGGATCTGTTTTTGAGCTCTCTCAGTATCTGTAGTCAGAGCTTCTGTTACATTAGTTTCTTCTTTCATTTTTCTTTTTTGGATACGGTCGAAGAGAGAGCGAGCACCTTTAGTACGCCCATCAACGGTTTCATTATTTTTCTTATACTTACGATGTTGTCTAGGATTTACCATGACAAAAGCAGGTGGCAACTGGAGTCCAGATCCATCACCAGCAGAATTGATCTCTTCTTTTAGATTAGGTTCAGTTCTTTCAGACATTCCTCGTCAACATCCTCGTTAAGTTTGGGTGGTAATCTATTTAGAAACAACATAAACGCCTTAATTATAGACCAATATGTTGCCTCTACTCTATAAAATAGCAGCGGGGTTGCTGCATCATCAAAAACATTATATAAAACTATTACATGATTAAGTATCAGGTGAGTCTTCAGCTCTCCCGTTGTCTCGTACCTTTTCAATAATCTTTTGATATACTTGAATCTCTTCAAGTCCTCTTCAAAATCTTGATAGGTGACGGACAACGGGTTGTTATAATGTTTAATTGCAAAGAATAACCAATTTTCATGGTCCAGTTCACGAATATTCATTCATTAGCTTCCGAATGTTAGAGTCGCAGCTCCGTTGGAGATTACTTCCTCAGTACCACCAGCAGAGTTGATCTTAACTCTGTACTTGTAACCATCTAAGGTAGCACCACCAAGTCCAGTGTAGCCAAGTGTGGCTGTAGTGAAGTTAGTATAAGTAATACCTGTGTCTGTGTCAGCAGCAAGGTTAACCCAACGCTTACCAGATGCAGTTTGACGCTGCCACTGATATGTGAGAGTTCCAGGTGTTCCTGTTGTACTTGTAGCAAGGTTCGCAAACGTACCAGCACCAGAAGATGATGTAGAAGAAGCAGGTTGTGTACCAATAGTTACAGAAGATGCAACATCAGCAACCTTAGTATCATCAGTGAAGTCACCAGATGTACCAGCAGCAATATAAACATAAGCTAAATGCACTGCCTT